AGTAAATTTATGCCAACACCCCCAACACCACAGTGGTGGGAGACTCCCACAGAAGAAGTATGTCAATATCCTGCGGACTACACAACTCGTACAGAAGACCACATTAACTGGCACTTACATAAGGTTGAGTACTTACTAAAGCAGACAGTTTGCGCACTTTTGGAAATAAACAAAAAACTAAAATGAATAACTATGTAGCTATTTCTGGAAGCTGGAATGTTATCTGCGCTGTCTGTGGTAAAAAGACTAAGAGTTCAGAGATACAACGTCGATGGGATGGTTTGTTAGTATGCTCGGATGATTGGGAAGAGCGTCATCCTTTGGATATTCCACGGCCCCCTTATAGAGATAACAAAGCAATTCCCTTTACGCGACCAGAACCTACGATAGTATACGCGAATGCCCCACAATGTACAGCCAAAGGACGATCTGCAACCGCAGGATTTGCTGTTGCTGGATGCTCTATCGCGGGAATTGATATTTCCGCCACTGACTACACTTTGGTCGATGGCTCATTTAACATTACGAATACACTTTAATGACTACTACAACATTTACCGACTTCTCTACAGTTATAGATTCAGATTGGCTCAACGATGTTGATGCAATAGTCTATGATATTTTTGCGGCTGCAACTACAAAAGCCGCGGCACGAGTTTCCTTATTCCCAACACCCACAGATGGAAATATTCTAGTTGGGGATGGTACTGATTGGGTTAATGAGTCTGGAGCTACTGCACGTACAAGTCTCGGGCTGGCCATTGGTACTAATGTACAAGCATGGGATGCTGATCTAGATGCGATTGCAGCCCTAGCTAAAACGGATAGTAATGTAATAGTAGGTAATGGAACTACGTGGGTTGCTGAATCTGGGGCCACTGCACGTACAAGTCTAGGACTAGGTGCAGGAGATAGCCCCCAATTTCAAACAATTGAACTAGGACATGCTACTGATACCACAGTTACTAGGGCCTCTGCTGGAGACATGGCCATAGAAGGTAACACAATCTATAGGGCCGGTGGTACTGATGTTCCTATCACAGATGGTGGAACAGGTGCCTCTACCAAAGGTGCAGCACAAACAGCATTAGGAATTATACCTGATGATGGTGCATGGGCTGGGTATACTCCAACAATTAGTTCGGGAACAGGAACTATAACTACTGCTTCCGGTACTGGAAGATGGCTTAAACAAGGAAAGATAGTACATTTCTCTGTCATATTAACTATCACTACAAACGGTACTGGAGCAACTTCTATTACTTTTACTTTACCACAGGCAGGTCCTGTTACGAATGAATATGCCTTTGCTGGACAAGAAATAGCAACTAGTGGAGTTGGGCTTACGGTGAAATTTAGAGGAGGGGATAGTACCACTGTAGTTAGTGTTTATAAGTATGATTCTACTTATCCTGCGACTAATGGGTCTATATTGATAGTTTCTGGTAGTTACGAGGTAGCCTAATGACCACATCGGGCAGCATTGATTTCTCCGTATCAAGGGACGATATTATTGAGGAAGCATTAATGCGTGTAGGAGTACTGCCCGAGGGTGGTACCCCAACCGCAGACCAACTTACTGACCACTCCCGTACCCTTAATATAATGGTGAAGGCTTGGGTTGGGAGAGGTATTAATATCTGGGCAGTTGATAAAGTTACTTTATTTTTAACTGAAAATAAGCACACGTATACGGCAGGCACAGATCGTATTGCACTTACANGTGGGGTAACTAGAACNGCCCTGGCTGCTAATGTTGCCGCATCAGCTACTACAATTACTGTAGATTCAATTACAGGCATCTCTTCTACCTACAAGATTGGTATTGAATTAGATGATGGTACACTACACTGGGATGTAGTCAATGGTGCTCCTTCTGGCACAACTGTCACACTTACTACGGGGCTAGGTAGTTCAGCTACAGCGAGTACCGATGGTGTAGTTTATGTATACGCATCTGCTATTGCAGCCACTAGGATTAAGTCAGTACTAGAAGTAGTACGCAGACAATCTGATTTATCAGATGTGNCTATTAATATAGTTCCTAGACGAGATTATTGGAATCTAGGATCAAAGACCTCAGATGGGAAAGTAAATCAAATTTGGGTTGAGCCCCAATTAAGTGCCACTATTATTACAACCTATCCTCAGCCAGACGATGAAACAGAAACTTTAGAGATGCTGTGTAAACGTACTCTTGAAGATTTTGATGCTGCTGGAGATACTCCTGACTTTCCACAGGAATATTATGAAGCCCTCTACATGGGACTTGCTGCTCGTTTATCTCCTAAGTACAGGCTACCTATGGCTGAACGACAATATTTAGATATGCGCGCAGAAGAAGCTCTAACTTCTGTCGAAGGGTGGGATCGAGAACAAAATGTCTCTCTCTACCTACAACCCAATTATTGGGGACGAATGAAGTGAAAGTAAGTGTCCCATTAACTGAGATTAATAAGGGAGAATCTGCTATCTCGTCTAGGGATAGTTTTAAAATACACAATGGGTACATCTTTAATGAGGGTTTACGTAAGAGTGTAACAAAGCGGCCTGGATACACTGTATATAATGATGATACTGTTACTAATCCAACACGTTCCATAATCTATTCTCCCTTCATCGACGCACCTGGGAATACATGGTGGGTTGACAGTGCACTAAAGGTTTGGAAAAACGGTACGGAAGGTGACACAGCTACTAATTTGTATACTCTAAATGGAGTGACTTGGGCAGAAGATGAAACTTATGTATATCTACATGGTGGTGCCGTTTCTGGGGGTACCGCTAACTCTGATTATCGAATAACCAAATCTAATGCGACCCTAACAGAAATTACAGATGCGGATATGCCAATTAAACTAGCCTCAACGGATGTTGTGCCGGGGGTAGTTCATTTAGATGGATATATTTTCGTAGCAGCTAATGTGGGGGTTGATAGTAGAATCTATAACAGTGATTTAGGAAGTATGACGGCCTGGACCTCTACCAGTTTTATAAGTGCCGCGCTAGAGTCAGACGCACTGGTATATATTGCCAAGCATCGTAACCACGTCGTAACCTTTGGTACAACTAGTATAGAGTTCTTTTATGATGCTGGAAATCCTACCGGGAGTCCATTAAGTAGACGTTCCGATATTTATTATAAAGTAGGACTTGTATCGCATACTCTCGCAGAAACAGAAAAAAATTCTAAATCAAGAGTTGCCGAGTATGGTGATACCTTATTTTTTGTAGGGAAACCAGATAAAGGGGCAGTTGGAATATTTGCTTTAGATAATTTCCAACTTAGTCGTATTTCAACTCCCGCCATTGACTATGTTTTACAACTTGAGGGGGATACAGTAATCCGGGGAATAGTAATTTTTAATAATAAAGCATTTCTAGTTCTACAAGCGGATTGGGAAGATACCTCTTCTCTTGTGTATGATATCTCAGAGAAGGTCTGGTATGTTTGGTCTGTAGTATATACCCGGGGTGTCGTCAGTGGTAGACTAGCTGGTGGGACTTCTAGTAGGGGGGTTATTGATGCAAACCCCATTGTCTACACGGTAACCGGAGTACAAGATGCTGGTACTAACCCTGCCTTTACTATTATTACCCCCAAGGTTGATAACATAGACCCGAATAAGAATACCTCCCATCTTCGTAAATTCAATTCCAAGTTATCTATTGGGTCGGATAATCCTGGGAGTGCTACTCTAATAAGTGTGTCTTATGCAGATGACGATTACCAAACTTATTCCACAGCGCGTACTTTAGATATTAATAATTACGCTGCTTCATTAAGTGGATTGGGGTCTTTCTTTGAGCGGGCGTACAAACTAAGTTATACTGGTAGTAATAATCTAAAGTTATATACACTTAATCTAGACCTAGACTTAGGTATGAAGTAATGACAAATGAGTTTATTAATCTCCCTCCTCCCCCNGTAGGGGAGGACATACCAACCATTCTTCACTGGTTAAATAAAGTATATATACGTTTAGGTGGTGGCCGTAATAATATTATCTATGTTCCTTCATTCGCCTCTACAGACTTACCTACAGCAGACCTAGAGAATGGACTTGTATTTTTAACTGACGAAGGGGCTTTAGGAGTAGGAGTTGGGGGTGC